GGCCTTGAAAGAGGGTAGCTTGCCCGGCGGGGTGTCCAGCCCCACGTTTTCGTCCAGCTCCCGGAATTTGTGGAGCCGCACCAGGTCGAAGGCGTTTAACAGCTTGCCGCAAACCGGATCGGTGGCGTGGTGGCTGTAGGCAAACTTCCCATCGTACACCACCACGCCGGCGGAGGAGTCTGCGGGGATGTAGTCATAGCGCCCATTCATAGCGGACGGTTCGTAGACATCGGTGAGGAAGGCTTCGATGGCTTCCTCAATGGTGTAGGCGCGGCAGAAAGCGCCCACGATACCGGGCTTTTCCAGAGGGTCGGCCTGCTGGGTGATGCTCCGGCGCACCGCTTCGGACTGGCGGGAGGAAACCGGCCAGGTGGAAGCGTCATGCCAATCGGCGTACTTGGCGAGATAGGCGTCCGGGTCCAGCAGCGGGCCTTCCTTGATTTTGTAGAAGAACTCGCCGTTTACGGAGGTGGAGGGCCAGTACATCAGGCGGCAGGCTTCATAGGTGGTATCGTCAAAAAGGTCGATGCCGATTTCCTTGGCTACCATCCGGGCCACAGCCGGATACTCCTCCTCGGTGATATCGCGGGCCAGGGGGATGATCATGCGCAGCCGGGGATGCTCCGGCGTGTGTTTATGGGTGGAGTAGACGCAGCACTGAAAGTCGTGGAGCAGGTCGATCTCGTCCCAGACCCCAGGCTTGCCGTAGTCCATGTCCAGGGTGAGCATGGAGCGGCAGAGCACCATGCCGTTCTTGCGCCGACCCTCCCGGAGCTGACCGCCCACGAAGCCGCCCACATCCTTGATGTTGTCCTGGGCGCCCTTCTTCAGCTTGCGGTATTCCTCCACGGTTTCTGTGGTACGGATGGTGGAGCTGACCCTTTGGCACAGTTCCTCCCAGGAGATCTCCCGGTTCTTCCACTTCTTATCCATGCGGCTGTTGCCTACAGCGATTTTCATACGGACACCTCCTGGCAGTTC